GCTAAACGTCGTGGTAGCGGCTGACGGGCTGTTCACCGTTAGTGTGGAGCCAGAGAGGAGGGTCCAAGCGTAGGTGTATGGAGAAACGCCACCGGACGGCGTGACCGTAGTCGAGGCGGTGGTTTGTGAGGATGTTGGCCCAGTCTTGTACAGGTAGGTCGGCGAGGCCGAAGCCGTCATCGCCAGCCGAATGATTTCCACGTTCACATCGACGGTTTTGGTCGCCGCCACGTTGTCGGTGACGGTGCAGCGGAACACCGCTGTGTAGGTCGTGCCGGACGCCAGCGAGGTTCCCGTAAAGGTCGTGGTGGCAGAGGACGCGGAATTCGCCGCGATAGAGGTCGAGCCCGAGATGCGCGTCCACGCATACGTATACGGCGAGGTGCCGCCAGTCGGGGTCACGGTCGTGCTGGCCGTGGTCAGCGGTGTACCTGTGCCGCTGGTCGAGAGCGAGGAAGGCGACGCCGCAGCGTTCAGGGCTGTGGAGATGGTCGCAGCAGCAGCCGCAAGCCCGGTGGTGGTCGGATTGGTCGAGGAAGTGCCGCCGTCGCTCGCCAGCAGGCGCACCCAGTAGTACCGGGTGGTCGTGTCGGTCTTGGCAATGACCGTATTGGTGCTGGAGCCGGTCCAAATGAGCGTGGCCGAGGAGAACGGCGTCGAGGCGGTGTACTCGTACAGTTGATAGGCAGCGCCAGTCGGAACCACGCTTGGCGCGGTCCACGAGAACTGAATCAGGCCAGCGAGGCCACTTGCAGTCAGCCCTGTGGGCGCTGCCGGCGTGTAGGTGCCGGGCGTCGGTGCCGTGATGGTGCCAGGCACAACGTAATCACCAGTCGCCGGGTCGCTCCAGTCGGTTGACGCCTCCTCGCGTAGCACCAGCTCGACGAAGCCTTGCGGGTCAAACCGCCACGACTCACAGCGAACCGTTTTAGCGCTCCAGCCGAGTTCCGAAAGAGTGACGGTGCCAGTCTCAAATGGGCGAATCTTCCACGCCGACATCCCGCAGCGCACCGTGATGACCTGAGCGTTCCTGCTCCTGCGAGCAATGAGGATGGCCGTGCGTTGCGCCTCGTAGACGTTTGTGCAGGTCGAAATGGTGATGTCTTTCCAGATTGTCGCGCCGTCAGCGCTGACGTAGCTAGCGACAGAGACTGGCTGGAATTCAACGAACTGGTAATTTCTGCTTGCGTCTACAAACGAGCCGCGCACGGAGTTCCAGCGGTCTTTGTACGGGTAGGCGGTCACGATGTCGATGCCAGCGTTCACCAAGTCCGACTCCGACAGCGAGAACTGCGAGGCAGACCACGCGCCGGCAAACATTCGCCACTTACCGCCGGAGTAGTAACAAACGCCATTCATTGCGCCGATGAGCAGCTCTATGTTTGCCTCAAACGGGCTGGATGTGTCCAGCACGATATTTACGGTGTAGCGCTTCTGAGTGGTGCTGCCGGGGATACTGACGTTCTCGTCGCAAATGTCGGCGGCATCGGCCACGAGGTCAAAGTCAATGCGAGCAGTGTCCTCCTCCATGCCGTACTGCGTCGAAATCAGGTAGTTAGCAAGGCAGAGAGCAGGGTTTGTGGAATAGGTCCAAGTGGTCGAATCATTAACGCGCTGCGTGCCGGAGCCCGGAATCGTGGTCTGCGTTGAATCGAGGCGCGGGTCATAGACCTTTGCGCCTTCAACGAGGCAGGTTATCTCCGGCTTGCCGTTCTTCCAAACCGCCTGGTCATATTGGAATTGAAGCGCGATATAGGCCACGCCACGGCCTCGATGCGCGGCTGTCCACTGGAAAGGGTTTGCAGTGGTGAGGATGTAGTCCGCGGTTTGCGAATCCGTGCCGACGTAGCGCCGCACCCATGCTTTGTTCGCGTAGGCCCCACTCGTGACCTTGCCGTCATCGGCTGTCCCGGTAATGGCCGAGATGGTCCCGACTGAATCTTCGTTGAAGTAAATGGTGCCGAGGCTGTTGCATTCGTGGCCGGCAATGGCCAAAACTTGGTGCAGCATTTCGCCATTTAGGCCGCTGGTGATTGGGGGAATGACGTTCATGCCCGAGACTTTCATCTTTCCATAGATGATTCGGCGCGGCTCAATGCTTCCGGAATACTCAATGTCCTGAACAATTCGCGGAAATTTAGGCTTTTTAGCAAACTGTGCCGCCACGCCACCGAGCAGCGTGGAAATGACCAGCATATTCGTGACGGTGACAATGGTCGTAAAAGCAGCAGCCGAAGTAGCGCCAAAAAGAGCCAAGCCACCAGTAACGGCAATTGCGGCTGCAATGGCGACAGCTTTAACGATTTTGCTCATTGAATTGCCCACCGCTGAAGTGCTTCGCCGCGTGGCAGGTATACGAACCCGTTCGGACCCATTCCGGCGATATAGCCGCCGACGAGAATGCCAAGTGCTGGCCCGTCGCCGCCGTCAATGAGGACGACATCTCCGCGTAGTGGCCTGCCGGGTTCCGGCTGCCCGAGGTGCGAGCTCACAGCCGCCTCGAGGGAGCCGAACGAAGCGATGTAGGCCAACGCGGTTTCCTCGTCGGTGTAGCTCGCGTTGAGTTCAGTTTCAATGTCGCTGTCTGTCATGGCATCGACAACGCGAGCCACAAACAGGCAGCAGTCATTGACGCCCCAGACGAATTTTGTGTTGGCGTGGTCCTCAATGGCCAGCCACATTTGCTCCACCCAGTCGTCGCGGCGCATTAGTTTCGTGCCTCCTTGCGCGGCCCAAGGTCGTAAGGCATGGTGTTCTGCGTTCTGCTGCCGAACCCAGAGCCACCCACGGACAGCTCGCCCCACTTGCTGACGAAGCCTTTAATGGAGGTTACGAGGTCGAAAAACCTGTCGCCAGAGTGCAACAGCTGCTGGTCTTCGTTGGTATACCGGGCGATACGCATTTCTCGGCGTAATCGGTGCTCACAGCTCAGTTTTATGACCGCGCCGCCCTCCGAGGAGGAGATAGACATCTGATTCATACGGCCTTCCCAGCTGACCTCCGGCGTATCAATGACGGCGTTGGTGGTCTCGTCGAGGAAGCCGAGGTAAATCGTGACCGTGCGGTTCTGGTAGGTTTCTGTCATTGCAGTGGACACCAGCGAGGTTTCCACGCCAGAAAGCGTGAGCGATAAAGGCCGGGCGATTACATCAACCGACTCGTCGACCTGCTCGACGCCGCCAAGCGTTCCCACGCCGTCGTAGGTGTTGCCGCCCCACGAAATCGAGCCGATGCCGTCGTGAACCCGGACCATGCCGGAGGTAAAGTCGAGCGCCACCGCGATAAACATCCGAATAGCCTTCTTGTCGGCCTCGGTCGAATTGGTAGCCGACGCGAACCGGGTCACGCGATGTCTTCCACAAAGGAAATCGAGAAGTCGGAAAGTACGCCTGGGCGACTGCTCCAGCCCACCTCCTCCTCGGCCAGCAGGAATCGGCCAATCGGACGATTGATGATGACCGGCGCGTTGTCAGCCGGCGCGGTCGTAAATGGCCGCTGAAGCTGAAGGAAGCCAAGGCCGGCGGCGTCGGAGTTCAGAGGAGCCGTGACCATGTTTAGCTGACCGGAGCATTCCACCCAGTCGCCCGGCAGCAGCAGGCTATTTGTGGACGGTGGCAACGCCTTCAGATTCAGCGTAATGCCCGTCTGCGAGGTTCCCGTGGTGGCTGCGGTCGTGGTCTGCGTCAAGCGAACTGGGTACTGGGAGGCAGCAGCGCCGAGACGCCAGACGCCAATATTGCCAGCGCCGTTGCCGGTGTAAAGGATGCTGACCGAGCTAACAATAAAAAATTGAAAGTTAACGGTCGTGATGGTCGCAGGAAGCAAACAAATTAATGAGCAGTGATACCACCCGCCGCCAAGCGATTGAATATAAGCCTTGCCACTGCTGCTAGTGCCAATATTGACCGGCGTGCCGGCGGTTCCTGCCGTAAGGTCAAAAATGCATTCGGTGGCGTTAGTAACGTCTCCAAGCTTCAAATTTACTCGGTCACGAACCGTACCACCATCGCCAGCGCGGAACACTCCGGACACATTCCACCACTGAGCCGAGGCAGGCTTGGTGGCCGTCTGCGTGATGTAGTGGTATTCGTTGCCAGCGTCGCTGGTTTCTACGAGTCGGTCCCCAGTTAGCGTGCCATCTGGTGCCGTAAAGGCGTTGATATTCGCGCCTGCACAAGTTGTTTTAGTTTTGACCCATGCAGCGTTATCAATTTGGTCAGAATACGTCAAGGCGTTTAGACCGTTGTCCACGACCGCGCAGCGAGCGAGCGAGGTGTACAGAACGTCGAAGTAGTCGCCGGCCACGGTGCCAGAGGTCTGCGAGTCTTGCAGGGTGAAAAACAAGCTCGTGGAAGTGCCTGAGCTGCTCTGAGTGGTCTTCAGCCCGTAGCCGGTGGTATCGGTGCCGGCGTAGGACCCGCCAGCCGTGGTGCTAATTCTTGCGCCGGTGCTGGTGAAGGTCCCGCGCCCTTCGCGCAGGAAAGCGCGAGAGGCGTAAGCGGCATAAGTAGTCGGAGTGTTGCCCGTCGTTTCATACAGGGCAGGCGCTGAAGTTCCGGTCACGGAACGAGCCACGCGCATTACGCGGTCCTGAAGGACGAGCGAATGATATGAGCCGGCAGTCCAGCCGGTAGACGCCGCGAAAGTGTTGTTCTCCACCAGCTCGGTCACTGGGAACGAGCCGCGCTGGGTATAGGACGCGTCGTATAGCCAAATGCGATTAGAACGCCCGCGCAGGTTGGCTAGCACGGATTGCACCCGGCCACGGTCCTGACCGGACAGTGCGGAGAAGTTCATCGTGCAGGCGAGGCGAGTGCCAGGGCGCGAGACAGTACGGGTGACGCCGGACAGCGCCGAATTAAAAACGGCGGTGCTGTCGATGATTCGCCACTCGACGGACGAGGGAACAATGTCAGCCGGCCAGAAAAGTTCAGCCATCAAGCTCTCCCGAACGCGCCGCGCGAGTAATCGTCGTAGATGGTAGCCCGAGCTAGTTCGACTGCTCGGCGGGTGTTGGCCTCGAGGATGGCCGGCAGTGCTTTCACGAGGTCAGCGGTTGCGCCCCGAGCATCGACATTATAGACCGGCGCGACCGTTACTCCACCGCCCATTCGATTGTTCGGCACAATCGAGCCACCGGAGCTCGGCACGAACATCTCAGGCCCGCGTTCGCCGACCATGTAGGCTCGGTTGCCCATGACTGGGCCGCCGTTAGCCTTTCCCATGCCCGCAAGCAGAGCGCTGCCGATTTGGCCAAAGCCGCCACTAAGCCCACTCATCCAAGTGAAAAACTGTTTCAGCAGCATTGCCGATGCTACTTCGGCAATCATTCTGCGAATTGTATTTATGAAGCCTTTCAGCATGCCGCCAAGGCCGCCCTTGAACGGGTCGAACAGAAACTGCGCGAAAGAGTCTTGAATGTTTCGCGCGGCCTGTGCGCCCAGTTCGCCGAGCATACCTAGGCTAGCTTCCTGCTCCTTCGTCCACGCCCGCCACTCGTCGGCAGATTCCCGACGAACTTCCATTTCGGCCTCGATGCCGCGAATGGTCATGTCGGCATAATTCTCGGTCTGACCGTTCAGCCATTCGGCGAATTGGCGCTCGTCTTGGTTGAGCTTGTCTTGCAGGTCGCCGGCTTCTTTAGCCGTGGCAAGTTGGCGCTTTCGCGATTCCTCCTCGCCAGCAAGGTCGCGCAGCCTTCCAGTCGGTGCCGGGGCTGGGCGAGCTCGATTTATGGTCCCACGAGTCGAACCGGAGGCAGCGTCTGCGCCCATGCCCGTGAGAGCCGCGCCCATCTCGGCGAGTGACACGCCGGAAAGATTCCGCAGGAACTGCTCGAGAAACGGGCGCTCCAGCTGCTTTTGAATAACATCGAGCGCACGAATGATAGTCGGCGCGGAACGGCCCAGCAGGTTTGTGGCGAAGGCGTCCCATTTCTTGGAAAGCAGGTCGGCTTGGTCGCCGAGCTTGCGAACCTTGTCGTTCGCCTCGCCGGAGATTACTACGCCAAGCTCCTTGGCTGCTTCCTTGGCCTTTGTAATGCCCTCTGCGCCCTGCGAGAACAGGGGAGCGAGCTCTGCACCGGAGCGCCCGAAAACGTCGACCAGCGCCTTCGTGCGGTCTGTTTCGCTGCCCAGTTCGCTGACGCGCTGGGCGACCAACATAAACAGGTCTTCAGACTTGGTGGCCTTTACGGTCTCCATCGAGATTCCAAGCTGAAGGAAGGCGTCCTTTGCGGCCTTGTTGCCGCTGCCAGCTTCGGCGATGGTGCGATTAAATTTTGTCAGCGAGGATTGGAGAGTGCCGAACTCGACATCGGCCTGTTCGGCCGCGAACCGGAGCGCGGAGATTTCCTCGATTGTCAGCCCGGTTTGCTCGGCGGTCTTGCCCATCGAGTCGGCCAGTTCAATGGTCGAACTGACGAACCGCTGAATGCCAGAAATGGCCGTGGACACGCCCAAAGAAATGCCCAGTGCGCCGGCCATGCTCTTCAGCGAGCCGCTGAGAGACTGCGCCTCCTTCTGCATCCCGCGAAGATTGCGCTCGACGGAGCGAAGGCCTGCCGTGGTCGCGTCTTGGGCAGTGATGATTACCTTCGCGCTTGTGTCTGCCACTTTCGCTCCTGTTCGTCGCTTTCCAGTTTCAGCGTCGCCATGAGATAGGCGAAGTCGCTTTCCGGCATATCAAAAACTTGCTGGGGCAGGATGTGCAGCCGTAATGCCATTGCATAGATGCAACGCAGCTCCACATCCTGAGTTAGTTTTTTTCGGCGTCCTCGACAGAAACTGACGCCGTATTCATGGCGCTGACGATGCGCGACATGATTTCCGGGTCATATTCCGTCATTAGCTCGCGCTTTTCCGGCATCGCGAATAGGCGCTTGGCGCCAGCATCACGCGCCCGAACGATGAGCGTCACCGCCATCGCCTCGAGGTCGAGCACCGTGTGGCCGTCCTCCTGCCGAGCCAGCAGGAAGATTTCCCGGCGCTCCTGCAAGGTCATGTCGGGCCAGTACCAGATGCTGGTATTCCATTCAGGGACCGGAATCTCGACCAGCGTTTCGGGCGAACGGCGAGCCTTAAACGTCGCCTTCGCCTGTTCTTTCCAGTGACTCATGCGGTGCCTGTTGTCAGGACGCCGTTACCCACGAAGGAAAAGGCGATTTCCGTCACCGCCCCACGCGCCACAGTGCGGGTAATTTCAGTTACCAAAACGTCGCCGTAGTAGTAAACATCGCCCGTGGTCACGCCTTCGGGGTACAGCTTCAGCGCCACGTTCGCGTTCGGAGCGATGGCCACCTGCCCGGTGGTGTCGGTCTCGTCCCAGTAAGCCGAGACGGAGCCGGACCAGCTCGTGATGGCCGTCGTGCTGTAGGTCTTGGCGGTATCGCCGAGGGTCGTGTCCTCGGCGTACTCGGCGGTGGCCGTGAAGTTAAAGCCAGTGACCTCGGCGACAGTATTCGCGCCGACCTTCACCAGCCCTTCGGTGCCGTGATGATTTGCCATTTTTCTTCCTTAGACGGTGGTGGTGGACAGCGCGCCGTTGCCGACGAACGAGAAGCTGATTTCCGTCACAGCGCCGCGAGCTACCGTGCGGGTGATTTCCGTCACGAGAGCGTTGCCGCTGTAGTAGGTGTCAGCCGAGGCGTAGCCTTCGGGGCAGAGCTTCAGGACCACGTTCGAGCCGGTCGTGAGCGCCAGCTGGCCGTTAGTGTCGAGCTCGTCCCAGTAGGCGGTGACGCTGCCGGACCACGAGGTGATGGCCGCCGTGTTGTACGTCTTCGCCGTGTCGGCGAGCGTGGTGTCCTCCGCGTATTCCGCGGTTAGGGTGAAGTTAAAGCCCGTGACCTCGCCCACCGTGTTGGTGCCGACTTTCACAAGCCCTTCAGTTCCGTGATGATTCGCCATTTCTGCTCCTGGTCAAACTGCGGTGGAGACGGAGTTTTCTACCGTCCGATACATAACGATGAATTCGAGACGCGCCGAGCCAATCGGAGCATCTCCGTCGAATGAATGCGTAATCGCCGTGGAGGCAAGGAAAACGTCATCAGCCAGCCCGTTTACGGTCTGGTCATTTGCGATGGCCTGTTCAGCCAGAACGCACAGGTCGTCGAGCGCGTCGTCGAGGTTCGAGACGGCTCGCGTGACCAGCTCGACGATTAGCGTCAGTGACCGTTCCTGCTTTCGCGGATAGGTCAGCGTTGAGTTAGTAACGGCCTCCGTTAGCGTGTAAATCAAAGCTGCCGTGCTGCCCGGCGGCAGTGGGTGAACTCGCGACTGGGTAATGGTGGTGGCCACCGCAGCAGTCGTGAGCACCGAGCCGATACGCTCGCGGATTTGCTGGCGAACGTGTGCCATTAGGTCTGCGCCTCAAGCCGCAGCTTCGAGACGCCAGTGCCGTCCGGCTGGAACTCCCGAATGGTGTAATACACCGCATTCACCGTCAGGCGGTCGCCGACCGTGTAGCCGGTAGGCAGGTCTGCCGTCTGGCAGTAGAAGACCGGCTCTACCGAATCGTATGGAACCTCGGCCACTTCGACCTGCACGAACTCGTTGTCAAAGATGCCGTTAACCGTCGAATTCGTCGTGACACGCCGATAGGTTGCAGCCGTGCCGAAGTCGGCCACGGCAAAAAACACCGCTCGGTCTGTGGCGCTCTCAACGGCCACGGGTGCGGAGCTTCTGCTTCAGCGGGGCATCGTTAGGGGGTAACGCCGGCGCGGCTTCTACGGGCGCTGGCTGCGGCATCTGCCACGGCAAAGCGCGACCCATGCCGAGCAGCTCGTTTGCCACCTCGTCCGACACCTCGACCACTTGGCCGATGTCGTGATGTTCGCCGCCGAGCCTAATTGCTCGGGTCAGTTGGATTTTTCGTGCCATAGCTTGTTTAGTTCCTTGTCAGTAAAGCGGACGCGCTCGGGGCGCTCCATCTGGTCGCGGACAGTTAGCCAGGGCGTGCAGTCCTGTCCCTGAACGCCGTGGCGCTCAAGCGAGTGCCAATAGCGTCTGTCGGCTTGGTAGGCATCGCAGCCCATCACTACGATTTCCTCGAATCCGAGGAAACCGGCGCACCATGTGGCCATCGGCCCGGAAAGGCCGACGTTGGGACAGGTGCTTGTAAAAAGTACGTCTGAACGCTCGCGGATTACCGCGTAAGGCGTGATGACGTTTACCGAGTACTGCTGCACGACGTACCACACGCGGGGGTCGGCGAAAAAACAGTAATCGAGTGGGAGAATGAGGGCGTGTTGGTTTAGGCCAATCAGCCGGCATTCGTCCGGAATCGTGAGCAGGTCGCGGGGGAGAGAAGGCGCACCGCCAAGGATGCAGACCGTCTCTCCCGCGTGACGGTTTGGAAAGGCTTCCAGTTCCATAAGCAAGGGACCGGGGCGGTTTTAACACCGCCCCAGCCCAGCGCCTTAGGTCGTGGTGTAGTCCGAGACCACGGCGAACGATTCGGCGTGACGGACGGCGATATCGCAGTCCATGAGCGTCCGAATACGCAGCGTGCCGGCAGCGCCGCCGGTGTACGGGTCAACGAGAACGTCCAGCCCGCCCCAGTAGCCCACGAGCAGCTCCGAGAAGTTGCCGAAGAACATCGCCGAGCAGACGCCCGAAGACGAACCCTTGGTCAGCGCGGAGCTGATTTGCTGGGTCGCTTCGAAACGGTAGCCGTTGAGGTTCGACGGGTCCTGCAGGATGAAGTTGCCTTCGACGCCCGAAGACTGCTTGGCAGTCGTCATCAGCTTGGCCTTCACCTTCGGGTTCGTCACGTAGGCGAGGCTGCCGGCCAGCGCGTTGTCGATTTCGACTTCGCGCATGAGGTTGACAACCGACGCCCAAGTCGGAGCGCCGCCGTTCGTGCCGATGGCCACCGAGCCAATGCCAGACTGGCCGATGATGCCCAGCGGCTGACCGTTGGTGCCGGTGCCGTGGAATGCAGCAGCGTCCACCGCGATGGCCAGAACCGTGGCGAGGTCCGAACGAACCAGCGCTTCCACGCTGGGGTCAGACTGCACCACAAGGCGACGGCTCATGTCGGTGAACGTGCCAACGAACTTCGGCGACATCGTGACCTGAGCGAACGTGTGGTTTGACTCAGTGAACGAGCTGTTTTCCGACACCCAGTAGGCGGTAGCAGCGCCCGACTGACGCGGAATGGCGACGTTGCCACGGAGGCCGGAGAGAACCGACGCGCCGAGCTGATTGACCACCATGCGGTTACGAAGAATCTCGATGAACGAGCCACCGAGGAAGTCCGTACCCACGAGGTTGCCGCCAGCCGAAGCCGTGCCTTGCGTCAAGTCACGCTGCTGGATGTCCATCGGCATGAAGAAGCCGCGAGCTTCACGGCCCAGACGGGACGCAACAGCCTGTGAGGCTTCACGCTCCAGACCAGCCTTCGCCCAGTTGCCTTCGGCAGCGGCAGCGATTGCGCGGGTCAGGGAGTACTGCGAGCCTTCGCGAGCGCTCATACCGATGGTGTCGGCGCTTTCCTCGATGGGCTTGTTGCCCACCTTGTCCAGCAGTAGACCACGGAAGGCATCGAGGCTCACGCCGTCGTGGATGGCCTTCTCAGCAACAGCACGCTGGCTGTGACGGGTGCCGAGTTCGAGGATGGAGGAAACGCGGCTGCGCTCCTCGCGGGCTGCATCGGCGGCAGCGTTCGACAGTTCAATGCTCATCTTCAGGTCCTTTGACGCAGGCGCGTCGTTGATTTCAAAAGAACGACCGACGCCCACCCGAGCGTCTGCCGGAATCGACACGGACGAGATTTCAAGCGGAGTCCAGCGAACCGCACGATAGGTGTCAGCCTTACCGCGGTCGCCTTTCTGCACCATCCACTCGTCCACGACGTAGCCGACAGAAACATTCGTGCGAATGCCGTCAGCAACGTCTTGCAGGATTTCTTGAGCCCGTGCGCTTCTTCCGAAACGCACCCGCGCCCGCGCCATGCGGTCTGCGCCCATTGCCACCTGCTCAACTACACCGACCACATCGGTCGGGTCGTGGTCCACCAGCAGCGGAGCCCGTCCGCTGTTAATGAATTCCATTTGCATTGCACCCTGACTGTGGTCGAGGATTTCAATGCCGTAACCGCGCTCGACCGGGGCTTCTGACGAGAACGCCAGCTCCACCGTGCGACCGTCCATGTCCACGCCGCGAGCGTCCAGCACAGCCGAGCGCATCTGGCGTTGGCCAATGGGAGCCTTGCGGGCGCTGGGGTCAGCCAAAGCCGCGAGTACTGCCGCAAACTCGGCAGCATTCGGAGCTTCGATTTCCACCGACACCTCGGGCGCTTCCGGTGCTTCAGCCGGCGCGGCCATCTCCGGTGCTTCGGGCGCTTCCGACTCCATCATTTCGCCCTTGGCGAACGTGACCACATAGCCAGCGTCCGTTTCCTCGACCGCCAGAATGTGGCGCTTTTCCAATTCCATGCTTCTGTCTCCTTCGTGTTCTTGAATGCGAGCGTTCGCCCACGAGCGACCTACATCGCCGCCCCATAACGCCCAGGCAATGCGCCCAGCTGACGGGTAGCCGTCATCGCCGGGGCTCCAGCCTTGGCCCTGTTTGTCCACTTCATGCCGGGC